CTCAGCTTGCACAGCAGAGCCTTTACGATATGTGTATGGGCTTTAAGGAAATGAGAGACAGCAGGCTTTACAAGGAGCTTGGGTACTCAGATTTTGGAGAGTATTGCGAGCAGGAAACAGGGTTTAAAAGAACGAATGTGTATAATTACATATCTGTTGCTGAAAATCTTCCAGAAGATTTTGTCCACTCGAGTGGACAAATTGGAATAAAAAAGCTGACACTTCTTTCAACCCTGTCTGATGAGCAAAGAGAAACCATTACCGAAACCACAGATATAGAGAATACAACTGTCAAGGAGCTTAAAGCGAAAATCGACAGCGTGAAAAAGCAAAATGACGCACTTCACGAAGAAATGAGATACCGTGAGGAAGAACACGAAACGAAGTCACAGAAATTCAAGGATAGAATTGCTGAGCTTGAAGCCGAGATAAAGGAGCTTGAGAGCCGTCCTATCGAGGTAGCTGTGGAAACGGACAGCAAAGAGGTGGCAAACCTTAAAGACGCTATGCGGCGTGTTGACCTTGACTGGTCGGAAAAATATTCAAAGCTTGAAGAAGACAGCCTGAAAGACCGCAGAGAGCTTTTGCAGAAAGCTGAGCAGGCTGAAAAGGATAAGCAGGACAAGCTTTCACAGCTTCGTGAAGAGCTTGACAGAACTAAGGCTGAGTATGAGAAAAAGCTTGCGGGAAAGGTGGATACCGCCCCCGTGCAGGACGATAAAGCCATATTCAAGGCTTATCTTTCCACCGCTGTTGACAGCGTAACAAGGCTCGTGGACTTTGTGAACGAGCATAATGACAGCGACAATTACGGACTTTTCACACAGAAAGCAAGACAGCTTGCGGATATAATCAATTCAACACTGGAGGTATAAAAATGAAACTTTATGAGCTTACAAACGATTTTCAGAGGCTTTTTGACAGCCTTGAGGATATGACGGAAAATGCCGAGCTTACGGCAGAGGAAAAGGCTGAGGCTGAAAAGGTGTGGTTTGATACCCTTGAATGCGTTGAGGCTGAGTTTACAGACAAGGCAGAGAACGTTGCGGCTTATGTTAAGGTGCTGAACAGCGAGGCGAAAATGCTTGAAGCAGAGGAGAAAGCCCTCAAAGCAAGACGTGAGCAGAAGGTCAAGCAGGCAGAGAGCCTTAAAGCTTATCTTATGAACAGTATGCAGAGGGTCAACCTTAACAAAATAGAGGGCGTTATGGCTAAGATAAGCATAACAAAGGGCAGGGAAAGCACCGAGATAACAGACCCGAAAGCCTTTGTGGAGTGGGCAAAGGTCAATGATGACAGCCTGCTGAAATACAAAGATCCTGACATAAGCAAGACGGCTGTCAAGGCGGCTATCGAGGCAGGCAGAGAGATACCATATGCGGCAGTTGTCCGCAGACCGGGACTGACCATAAGATAAGGAGGAAAAGAGAATGGGACTTGCGATACTTGTATTAGGCTTTTCGGGAAGCGGCAAATCTGCTTCCCTGAGAAATTTCAAAGAGGACGAGCTTGCACTTGTGAATGTGAACGGAAAACAGCTTCCGTTCCGCACACAGTTTAAGTCAACGATACATACCGACAATTACAGTGAGATAGAACGCTTTATGAAAGCTCAGACGGCAAAGTCCATAGCCGTTGACGACAGTCAGTATCTTATGGTGAACGAGTTTATGCGCCGTGCAAAGGAAACGGGCTATCAGAAGTTCACCGACATTGCAAAGAATTTTTGGGAGCTTGTGAGAAGCGTTGAAATGCTTCCCGAAGATGTTATCGTGTATTTTCTCAATCACCTTGATACAGGCGAGGACGGCAGGCAGAAAGCTAAAACTATCGGCAAGCTGCTTGATGAGAAGATAACTGTCGAGGGTATGTTCACAACTGTGCTTAAAACTGTTGTGGTTGACGGCAAGTATCTTTTCGCCACTCAGACGGACGGCACTGACACCTGCAAAAGTCCTATCGGGCTGTTCGACAGTATGTACATAAGCAACGATCTGAAACTTGTTGATGAAGCGCTGAGAACATACTATCACCTTGCAGACGAGCATATCTGCTCCGAGTGCGGAAAGACGATAATGTCAGACGGCAAGCGTACAGTTCAGCAGATAATAGACGGCTCGATGAAGAATTACGGCAAACAGCTTTGTATGAAATGCGTTCTGAAAAGGGTAAAGGCGGCGAAGTCCAATGAAACTGCGAACGTATCAGAATGAGCTGGTGGAGCAGGTAAGGCAGGCTTGGCGTGCAGGGTATAAAGCACCCTGCATAGTCCTGCCCTGCGGTGGAGGAAAGTCCTGCATAGTTGCTGAAATGGCTAGGCGGACGACCTTTAACGGCAAGAGAGTGCTTTTTCTCGTCCACAGACGTGAGCTTGTGGAGCAGATAAAAAAGACGTTTATCCGCTGGGGCGTTGATATGAAACTCTGCGAGGTGGGTATGGTGCAGACTATTACAAGACGGCTTAAAAAGCTTGCCAGACCTGCACTTATCATAACTGACGAAAATCATCACAGCCTTGCTCAGTCCTACAAACGCATATACGAATACTTTTCAGACGTGCCGAGAGTGGGCGTTACAGCGACTCCTGTCCGCCTTAACGGCGACGGGCTTGGTGACGTGAACGACAAGCTTATCATTGGCGTATCCGCAAAATGGCTTATTGACAACAGCTGCCTTGCACCTTATGACTACTACGCCCCTGACGTTGCCGACCTTACAGGACTGCACGTTTCTCACGGTGAATATATGGCGGCGGAGATAGAGAAAGCTATGGTGAAAAATACTGTTTTCGGCGACGTCATAAAGTATTACAAACAGTTAGCAAATGGCAAAAAAGCGGTCTGCTACTGTGCTTCTGTAAGACATTCTCAGCGGACGGCAGATGTATTTAATGACAACGGCATAAAGGCGGCTCATATCGACGGCTCGACCCCAAAGGCAGAACGTGACAGCATTATCGGAGCTTTCCGCAGGGGAGATATAACTGTGCTGTGCAACGTTGACCTTATCTCAGAGGGCTTTGACGTCCCCGACTGCGAGTGTGCCATACTCCTGCGCCCCACCAAGAGCCTTACTCTTTACATTCAGCAGGCTATGAGATGTATGCGGTATAGACCTAACAAAAGAGCCGTCATAATCGACCACGTTGGCAACTATGCAAGGTTTGGTATGCCTGACGATGACAGGGAGTGGAGCTTGGAGAAAAAGCCGAAAACTCAGCATAAAAAGCAGGAGCAGAGCGACAAGGTGAAACAATGCCCCGAATGTTTCTATACTTTCTCTGCTCCCCATGCGGGCGTGAAAGTATGCTGTCCTCACTGCGGATATGAGTTTCCCTCAGCCGAGAGAAAGCTTGAAACTGACAGCAGCGTTGGGCTTGTAAAGGTGGAGGGATTTAAGCTTGACTTTTCAAGTCCTGCCGATTGTCATACCTATCCCGAACTTTTGCAGTATGCGAAAAGTCACGGCTACAAATCAGGCTGGGCGTATTATCAGGCAAGGCAAAGGGGGCTTATAGGTTGACGGAAGAACATAGGATACAAAACGAGATACGCTGTGCGGTATCGCCCTACTGCACTGTCTTTCGTGTGAACGTGGGCGAGGGGAAAACAGTTGACGGCAGATATTTCACCACAGGAGTGCCGAAAGGTTTTTCAGACCTGTTCGGTGTAAGACATAAGGACGGCAGAGCTGTCTTCATCGAAGTCAAAACAAAGTCGGGACGAGTTCGTCCTGAGCAGAAGAAGTTCATAACAAAAATGCGTGAGTGCGGAGCATTGGCAGGCATATGCCGATCAGCAGAGGACGCAGTAAATTTACTAACGGAGGAATAAAAAATGGGATTTAAGTCAAATCAATCAGAGGCATTTCAGAACGGATTAAAGCCTGAGGGCGATTACGAGTGCATCATAACCGCTATCGAGGAGCACACAACAAAGAAAGGCTCGGTGGGTCTTAACTTCACTCTTGTCATCAGAAATGACGTACAGGGGCAGAAATACGGCAACTCCTGCCTGTTTCACACCATATGGAAAAAGCACGAGCCGAACGAGAACGATATGCAGGTGGAGGGCTACAACTTTGCTCAGCTTATGGCGATGGGTAAGGCGGCTAAGCTTCCTGACGGCAAGGAGTATGACAGCCTTAAAGCATACTGCACCGACCTGCTGAACAAGTGCATAAGGGTAGATCTCACGCACGAGGAATGGAACGGCAAGGAGCAGGAACGCATTAATTTTGTCAACCCTACAAAGTATCCTGAGTGCAAGCATAAGTTTAAATCCTCTGCACCAACGGCGGACAGCTTTGCGACTAAGCAGACGGGCTTTGCGCCTAAGACAAATACGCAGGTTGACAGCGCCATAGGCTCGCTTGAAGATTTTGAGGACGTGCTTACAGATGACGGCGTGCCGTTCTGATTTCTGAGAAAAGCGAAAAGTCATAGTGCTTTTGCATAAAAACGCAGACGATATTTTGTGCAAACAAATGATTTATGTTTTAATTTGGCAACATTTCTGCAATTGTTGCATTTTTAATGCAACTTTTTGGGTGTTTTTCGGGGATAAGTGAAAGGCTTTGACTTTTCAAAATTTATGTTAGGAGTTGGATATATGTACGAACAAATACCGCAGGAGCTTAAAACCCTGCCAAACTGGATATGCTGGGACGCTGTGCCTGATGAAAAGAGAGGGAAGATAAAGAAAGTGCCGATAAACGCACTTACAGGCGGAGGGGCTATGTCAAATAACCCCTCTACTTGGTGCGATTTCGATACGGCTGTGAGAGCCTCGGAAAAACATTCGGGCATAGGATTTATGTTCGGCGGCTGTCCGTATTTCGGTGTTGACATTGACGGCAAAGAGGAGGAGCTTGAGGCATACCAAAGGGGAGAGAACGGCAACATCATATCTGAATTTATCTCCACCCTGCAAAGCTATACTGAGATATCTCAATCGGGCAAGGGCATACATATCATATGCAGAGGAACGCTCCCAAAGCGTGGCAGACGTAAAGGCTCAGTTGAGATGTATGAGGACGGCAGATTTTTCGTTATGACAGGCAACTCCTGCTCAGAATATGAGGGCATCGCAGAATGTTCCGACAGCATAAAGCCATTGCACGAAAAGTACATAGGAGGCGGTCACGAGCCTGTGGCAAAGGCTGTTCCTGCTGTCAGACTTGACACCGCAGACCAGATAATCAAAGCTGCGGCAGGTGCAAAGAACGGCGGAAAGTTCGTGTCGCTCTACAGTGGAAGAACCGCAGGATATACCTCTCAGTCTGAGGCTGATATGGCGTTCTGCTCAATGCTTGCCTTCTGGACAGGCTGTGACGCAGAGAAGATGGATATGATATTCCGCTCCTCAGGTCTTATGCGTGAAAAGTGGGACAGGGCGCAAAGCGGTTCGACTTATGGCGCACTCACGATCCAGAAAGCCATTGCAGATTGCGACAAGACCTATTCGCCAAAGTTCGCAGGGGGATTTTCTCTTAACTTCAAGTCACCCTCTGAACCGATTTCTGTGGGTGCTGTGGAGCAGGAAGAAACCAAGCCAAGACTTTATTCATTTGACGATACAGGCAATGCAGAACGCTTTGTTGACCTTTTCGGCGAGCAGGTGAGATACTGTTATACAGATAAACGCTGGCTTTGGTATGACGGCAGAAAGTGGTGTATCGATATGACAGGCACAGTTAAACGTCTTGCTGATAAGGCTGTGGCTTGTATGGCGGCAGAGGCAAAGGTGTACGCTCAGCTTGACGCAGACGAGGGAACGGATATGGCGAAAGCTTTTGAAAAGCATATGAAGTCCTGCCGTTCTAACAAATCAAAGAACGCAATGCTAAGCGAGGTCATGCACCACGTTCCTGTTCTGCCGGCTCAGATGGACAGATTTAAAACTGTTCTCAATACACCTGGGGGAGTTATCGACCTGCGAAGCGGCGGCATATCTCCCCACGACCCTATGACATATCTGACGAAAATGACAGCCGTTGAGTATTCAGAGAACGCCGATTGTCCTCGCTGGCTTGCCTTTCTTGACGACATTTTCAGAAAGGATAAAGACCTTATCAGATACGTTCAGAAAGCTGTGGGATATTCCCTGACAGGCTCGACCACCGAGCAATGTGCGTTCTTTCTATACGGAACAGGACGAAACGGCAAATCAACTTTCATTGATATCATAAGGGATATTTTCGGGGACTATGCGGCAAATATCCAGCCTGAAACTATTATGGTGCGCAGTAATCAGAGCACCGCCATAAACAGCGATATCGCAAGGCTCAAAGGTGCAAGGCTCGTGACAAGCGTTGAGCCTAACGAGGGCGTTCGTATCAACGAGGGTCTGCTCAAACAGCTTACAGGCGACGATACTGTTACCGCAAGAAAGCTTTACGGCGACGAGTTCGAGTTCAAGCCTGAGTTCAAGCTTTGGATGGCGACAAACCATAAGCCTGTCATCAGAGGAACGGATACGGGCATATGGCGCAGGATACATATGATACCGTTCACTGTGCAGATCCCCGAAGAAAAGATAGACCGCAGGCTGAAATACAAGCTGTCGGCGGAGCTTACGGGCATATTCCGCTGGGCGGTTGAGGGCTGTCTGCTGTGGCAGAAAGAGGGACTTAAAATGCCTCGTGCCGTCCTTGAAGAAGTGAGGGAGTACCGCCGTGAAATGGATGTTATCTCTGCATTTGTTGAGGATAAGTGTACTGTGGGCAAGGGTCTGAGCGTTAAGTCAAGTCAGCTTTTTGCGGCATATCTTAACTGGGCTGAGCAGAACAATGAATATCGTATGAGCTCAACAAAGTTCGGTATGGAGCTTGCAAAACGCTTTGAAAAAATAAGAACAAGGGGCGGTATATACTTCAACGGACTGTCACTTGATAATGTGTAAGTAATTGTAAGTGTGAAGGGTTGTGTAGGGTTGAAGGGGTTTTCTAACCTTTCGTATTAGAAAATAAAAAATAATATATATAAAGAAAGAGTTCTTGAAAAACGGCATAAACTCGTCACAACCCGTCACAGAGGGGGTACCAACTATAAAGATAGATTTCAAAAGAATGTCACAAGAAGAGTTCGCACGATATGAAGATATGGCAATAGACGGCAGGCTCATCTATGACGAGTATCCTGCTGAGGAATATAAGTATTTCTCACAGTTATCAAGACTTGGCTACAAGAACAGGCACGAGGGCTGGTCAAAAGAGATATGCGAGGACAAGCAGGCGGAATACAAGCGGGAATATCTTCACAGTAAAGAGCGAAACGGCAGGTTTTTCAGACAAGCCTGCATAATGCAGGAAAATATCCGCAGAGGGCAGACAACGGTCTGGAAGATAAACAAAACGCAGGACAGGGAAGAAAAGCTCACATACGCATTGCAGGCACTTGAGCTGATACTCTGCGACGAGGGACTTGCGAAACATAACGGCGTAAACATACCTGAATATGCAGGCTGTGAATACTGCAATGGAGTGACAGAGTGGAGCGAAAAGCTTGGTGCAGACGGTAAGGAAGTCCGTTTTGAGTTCTGTCCTGTTTGCGGAAGAATGATCGAGGAGGGATAAAGGTTGACAGCAGAAGAATATTTGAACAAGCTGGTGGATATAGACAAGCGTATATCGGCGATAAGGCGTGCCATAGAAAAATGCTATGCAAGGGCTGAGAGTACATCGCCGCAAAGCTCCGATATACCGCCCAGCTTTGCAGGAGGCACGTCAAGAAAGATAGAAGACAGCGTTGTGATGATAGCGGACTATAAGACGGAGCTTGAAAAGCTTTGCAAAAGTTACGAACAGATGTCATACAATCTATTGTGTATCACGGACAGTATGCCTGACAGCAGACTTGCGGCGTTGATAATCAACAAATACATAAACGGAATGTCATGGGAACGAACAGCTGAGGCTCTTGACCGTGAGGTAAATTACACTCGCAAGGTGCTTGGTCCGAATGCGATAAAAATGTTCAAGAAATTTTATCAGACACCCGAAAAAGCCCTTGTATCACCCCTGTCAAGAGAGTATAATGATAATATGCCATAACGGCAAAAGTTTCTTTGCGGACCTCCATAAAAAAGTCCGACGGGGCGAAAGCTCCGTATGCAGATCGAGAGCGTGCCAGCTCAACATCTGCTCCACCATTTACAAAACTCCTTATAATATATTTGCGAGAGGCACTCCTATGGGGTGCCTTTTGCGTTGGAAAACAAAAAAAGGCGGTGCTGAATTGAATAATAAACAACGCTATGAAAATTTACAGCACGGCTTTTATGCTGGTGCAGGTAAATATGATATACCTCAGCTGACAGGCTCAAAGATTACAGATTTTCCTGAACTTATTGGCTTTAATTATGCAAAGACGACAAAGAACAGGCAGAATAAGGGAGTACATTTCTTTCTTGATGATTATCAATTTCTCAGGCTTTGGAACAATCCGACCGCCTATCTTGATATTCTCAAAGGTTTCAGATGTGTCCTTACTCCTGATTTTTCACTATATGCTGATTTTCCGACAGCAATGCAGATATACAATCATTACCGCAAGCATTGGCTCGGTGCGTTTTGGGAAGATAACGGAATTGAAGTTATTCCAACTATATGTTGGAGCGACGAAAAGTCATTCAAATGGTGTTTTGACGGAGAACCTAAGGGTGGCACGGTGGCAGTATCATCTATAGGAACACAGAATGACAATGCTGCAAAAGCCGCATTCATATCAGGTTATGAGGTTATGTGCGAAAAACTTAGACCGGAAACTATATTGTTTTACGGCAATGTTCCAGACGAATGCAAGGGGAATATTGTACACATAAAAGCGTTTCAGGATAAATGGAAAGGAGCCAGGATAAATGGGTGGTAGAGGAAGTTCGAGCGGAATAGGTGTTGCTAGTGGTACAACGTCAGAGCAACGAACAGTTATGAAACGTTTCGAAAATGTTGCTAAAAAAAATGGATATTCAAAACCTGTTTTTAAAAAGCAGGGTGACGGTTCTATCTCGTTTGAATACTCAAGAGCAACCACTGTTCAAAAAGTTCATGGCGGCAGAATGCAATCAGCAGATAAAAATGATATTTATCAAAGAACGAAGACTCATCACGGCACGATCGGTAAAGATGGACTCGTATTGCGAGGTAAGACAACAGCAAACGACAAGCTCATAAAGCTTGGAAAGAAATAACATAGCGGCTGCATTTTGCGGTCGCTTTTGCATTGAGAAGGTGACCTTATGCCTATACCAAGACCAGACCGAAGCGGTTCACATCAACAGCAGTTCCGTATCAACAAGAAGAAAATCTACGCTACCCAAACAGTTTGCGGCATCTGTGGAAAACCTGTTGATTTTTCCTTGAAGTATCCACACCCACTGTCAGCTTGCATAGATCATATCATACCCATAGCAAAAGGCGGTCACCCCTCAGCCCTTGAAAACCTACAGCTTGCTCATTGGTGTTGCAATCGTCAGAAATCTGACAAATTGGTGGAAAAACAGGTGTTTGACCAAAAGGTAGAAGCCGTATCCAACCGTGTTTTACCGCAAACTTTTGATTGGAAGTCGATTTAAACACGAATTTCCACGAAATTTCCAATTTTTTTGAGCATATGGGGGCATACCACCCCCTTTGAGGGTACTTTTCACGTTCACGCCTTCATTGTGTAAATATCTCGCAGAATTTTAAACAGGAGCAAAAATATGACAAACGAAATATACGGAATTGACTATCTGCGACGCAGACTTGCCGATAAACAAACACGAGTGCTATTGAGATATAAGTACTACGAAATGAAAAATAACGCACAGGACTTTTCGAGCCTTGCTCCCGAAAAATTCAAGGGGCTAAAGGAAACTGTTGGCTGGTGTGCGAAAGCAGTCGATAGCCTTGCTGACCGCTTGCAGTTCGATGAATTTCAAAATGATGAATTTGATCTGAGCGAAATATTCTTGTCAAACAATCAGGATATACTTATTGACTCTGCGGTGCTTTCGGCTCTTATCTCAGCGTGTTCTTTCGTCTATATCCGAGAAGATAACGGCTATCCTCGCCTGCAGGTAATTGACGGCTCAAATGCCACCGGTATCATTGACCCTGTGACAAATCTGCTTACCGAGGGCTATGCAGTGCTTGAGCGTGACAGCATGGGTGTTGTAAAGACAGAGGCTTATTTCATGGCAGGCATGACGGAAATATACTCCCATGGCGTGCTTGTTCAGCGTATACCAAACGCTGCACCATATGCACTGCTCGTGCCGATAATATATCGTCCTGACGCAAAGCGTCCGTTCGGTCACAGCCGTATTTCAAGAGCCTGCATTGCCTATACACAGACAGCTCTCAGAACTATAAAACGCTCTGAGGTGTCGGCTGAATTTTACAGCTTCCCTCAAAAATATGTGCTTGGATTATCTGAGGACGCAGAGTTCAATAACCGGCTTGCTACGATATCCTCTTTTCTAAATTTCACGAAAGACGGCGACGGCGATCACCCCATTGTAGGACAGTTTCAACAGCAATCAATGACGCCATATACTGAACAGCTGAGAACACTTGCAAGCCTGTTCGCAGGAGAAACAGGACTGACCCTTGATGACTTGGGCTTTGCCACCGAAAACCCCTCCAGCGCAGAGGCTATCAAGGCAGGTCATGAAAACCTACGATTAACGGCACGCAAGGCGCAGAGGACGTTCGGAACAGGTCTGCTCAATGTGGGCTATCTTGCCGTTTGTATCCGTGACAGATACGCATATCAAAGAGATGCGTTCAGAGATACAAAAGTCGCATGGCTGCCTATCTTCGAGCCTGACGCTGCGGCACTCTCGGGTGTGGGCGACGCTATCTTGAAGATAAACCAGGCTGTGCCTGACTATCTTGGTGCAAGAAACATAAAGGCTCTCACAGGTATGGAGAGTGACGGCAAATGAGCGCACTTTCAGACAAAATAAAAAGCGAACTTGTCAAGCTTTCAAAAAGCGACAAACATTTGCAGAGCATTATAAAAAGGCTTGAAAGCGGTAACGCAAATCTTAGTGATGTTGATGACTTCGCACAGGCAACAGGAGCTGTGCTGAAAAAAGTCTTTGAGAAAAGCATAAGCGAAAGTCCAAAGGCTTTTACAGATGAACAGCTTATTGCTGAGATACTCGGTGATATATTCGGTGATAATTACGAACTTATAAACTCTGTGGCTGAGAATATCCAAAAACAGCTTGATAAGGCGGCAGGCATAGGCATAAAGCCGCAAAGAGCAGATTTTCCCTCTGAGAGGATAGAAAATCTTGCAAAAGTGACGGCTCAAAAGGACCTTACCGACAAGACGTCGCTCAGCGAGTTCACTGCGTCAGTTGAGAACATAAACGGCTCGATTTTTACCGATTATGTCAAAACAAATGCTGATTTTCGCAGTAAAGCAGGACTTAGGGTGTACGTTATCCGCTCAGACCACAGCAAATGCTGTGCGTGGTGTTCAAAGCTTGCAGGAAAGTACGTCTATCCTGATGTTCCAAAGGACGTGTGGCGGCGGCATAAGCGCTGCACCTGTGAGATAACCTACGTCAATGAAAAGGCAGGCACATATGACCAAATAAGCTACTCAGACGTTCAAAACGGCAAAGAGATCGAAACACGCAAGCAGGTCACAAGGCTCACACCTGAGCAGGCAAGAGCTAAGGAAAAAGAAGTGCTTAGCAGGATTGACAAATCGAAAAAAAGTGGTATAATGAAATTAGGAAGAAACCTTGAACGAAAAGAGCAAAACATAGGTGCGTTCTCAACGTTGACAGTGCCAATGCAGAAAAGAGAAATTCTGAACATATGTAGAAAATATTCTATTGATACTAGCGGAATAACCTTTAAGATTCAGCGTTCTGAAAAACTCCTTGCACTCCCTTTTTATGGCTCAACAGACTATAATAACATAGGAAGAATAGACTTGTTCCCAAGTGCATTTTCTTCTGAAGAGGAATTAGTAAAAACCATATTGCATGAAAAGTGCCACGTTTTACAGCTAAAGAAACATGGCAAAGCATATGCTCAGCAAAACTTAGATTTAATGGAAAAACAAGCTTATAGGTTTGAACGATTATTTTATAGCTTGGTTACAAAGAGGTGATAGTATGAAATGGCTTGACAATCTAGCGAGTATAAAGCAGCTCCATAAGGCAGGCAAATGCCCATATTGCGGACAAGAAAATACAGATTACAGATTGCTTGAAATAAGCAGTGGTAAAGGATATGGAGATGTTTGGTGCAATGACTGTAAAAAAGCTTTTCATATTTCTCGTATAGAAGTATCAGAGACAGACATTCGAGAAAAGCAGTTACCTCCTGAACTCAAATATTAGTTAATAACCGCTCCGCTACGGCGAGGCGGTATTTTTATACCCAAAATCAGAAAGGACGGATAAATATGAATTTTGGACAGGCAATTGAAGAAGCAAAGAGAGGTAAGAAAATAGCAAGAAAAGGCTGGAACGGCAAAGGACAGTATGTTGAGCTTGCCACTAATGTTAGTTATAAATCACCTAATGGTACTGTGACAAATGTAAACCATAAGGATATGGGCAATAAAGCATTAGCGTTTGTGGGAACTTCTGGCGTACAACTTGGCTGGCTTGCAAGTCAAGCAGATATGTTGTCGGAAGATTGGCAGACAATAGACTAATCAAACATCGGAACTAAGTACCTTAACGGGTGCTTTTTTCATACCCAAAAGGAGGTAATTCCCTATTGAGGATAAGAGAGTCGGCAGGCAGACCCCCACCACAGCCCTTGTCCTGCCTTATGAGCAGACTAAGGGCAACGAGGCTGTAGAGTTATATAACAGCACAGGCAGAACTGCTCAGGAATGGCAGGAAATACAGCTATATGACATAATGGCGACCAATGACGAGGGATTGTGGACGCATATGAAATACGGCTACAGCGTGCCAAGACGTAACGGAAAATCTGAAATACTTATAATGCGTGCTCTCTGGGGACTTATCCACGGAGAGCGTGTTCTTTATACGGCACACAGAACGACCACCTCTCACAACGCATGGGAAAAGGTCATTGAACGTCTTGCAAAGGCAGGATATACCGAAAAAGAGGATTTCAAGAGCACAAAACAGTTTGGCCTTGAACGTATCGAGTGGCTCAAAGATAATGACGGAGGTCTTATCAACTTCCGTACACGTTCATCAAAAGGCGGACTTGGTGAGGGCTATGACCTGCTCATTATAGACGAGGCTCAGGAGTACACGGCTGACCAAGAAAGTGCATTGAAATACGTTGTTACCGATTCTGCAAACCCTCAGACACTGATGTGCGGCACTCCTCCTACTGCGGTATCATCTGGAACTGTGTTCTATCAGTACCGCCGTGACACTCTGAGTGGAACTAACGTTGACAGCGGCTGGGCGGAGTGGAGCATACCTGAAATGGCTGACGCACATGACCCTGAACTTTGGTATGAAACAAATCCCTCACTCGGTACGATATTAACCGAGCGTAAGATACGTTCAGAGCTTGGCAAAGACCAGACAGACGATAATATTCAGCGTTTAGGGCTGTGGTTAAGATACAATCAGAAGTCCGCTATAAGCCGGGAGGAATGGCATAACTATCAGCTTGATACAGCACCAAAACTTTCAGGCACGCCTGAACTGTTCTTCGGTGTTAAGTATGCAAGATATACGGCAAATGTTTCTCTTGCAGTTGCTGTTAAAACTTCTGACGGCAAAATATTCGTTGAAGCTATCGACTGCCGCCCTGTGCGAGAGGGGAACGGCTGGATAATCTCATATCTCAGAAATCCTCACGCAAGGCAAGTGACCATAGACGGTGCAAACGGACAGGCTGTGCTTGAAAGTGATATGAAAGACGCAGGAGTTAAGTGCAAGGCTGTGCTGCCAAAGGTTGCTGAGGTGGTGCAGGCGGCAGCTCAGTTTGAGCAAAATCTGTTTGCCGATAAGATATGCCACGCAGAACAACCTGCACTTGAGCAGGCTGTTTCAAACTGTGAACACAGAGCCATAGGCTCAGGCGGAGGTTTCGGTTACAGCTCTATTATGGAGGGCGCTGACATTTCGCTGTTAGAGTCGGTGGTGCTTGCACATTGGAGCTGTGCGAACGCTAAAGAAAAGAAGAAGCAAAAGATAAGCTACTGATATTTGAAAGGAATGATATTATGGCAGAAGAATTTGAGCCTGTTACAACGCAGGAACAGCTTGACAAGATAGTAAACGCCAAGCTGGAGGAAAACACAAACGCTGTCACAAAGCAGTTTGAGGGATATGTTTCCCCTGCTGATATGGCAGAAAAGGTCAAGGGCTATGAAACCACTATAGCAGACCTTACGGCAAAGGGCAAGGCGGCTGAACAGAGCCTTTGCAAACTGAGAGCCGCACAGGAGTACGGACTTCCTGCGGAGCTTTCGGACAGGCTCAGCGGCGAGGACGAAAAGTCTATAAGAGCCGATGCAGAAAAGATGTCAAAATACTTTAAGACATCACACAATGCCCCTGATTTCAGAGCAGAGGGCGACCCAAGCAAAAACAGTGCGGAAAACGCACTTAGAAAAACACTTGAAAAGCTGAAAGGAGAATAATCATGGCAGAAACAATTAAGAGAGGCACACTTCTTGAGCCTGAAACAGTAACAAGCATTTTTTCAACAGTAAAGGGTCATTCCACCCTTGCAAAGCTCAGCAGAAGAGATCCTGTGTCCTTTAACGGCAACGACTATTTCGTTTTCTCTATGGACGATGAGGCGGACGTTATCGGTGAAAGCGAGGCTAAATCCGCAGGCAGTGCTAAGCTCGGCAAGGTAACAATGCGTCCGCTCAAGATCGAATACGGCGCACGCTTCAGTGACGAGTTCATCTATGGAACAGACGAGAAAAAGCTTGAGGTCATGAAAGCATTTGCAGAGGGTGCAGCGATCAAGTTTGCTCGTGCTATCGACATTCTTGGCTTTCACGGAATCAATCCAAGAAAGAAAACTGTTGTCGCTGCTTTGGATAATAACTATATCGACAAGGCGGTAGCTGACAATAGTGCAAAGGTCGATTTTGACAGCACAGACCCTGAGGGCAATCTTGAAGACGCTATTGCTCTGCTTGGCGACTACGAGGCAACAGGCTTTGCACTTTCAAAGGACTTTGCCTCTGCACTTGCAAAGCTCAAGGTCAACGGTGTAAAGCAGTATCCTGAGTTTGGTCTTGGTGCAAATCCAGGCAATCTCAACGGCACAGCTTGTGACGTCAACTCCACTGTAAACTTCAATAAGGGTACAGACAGAGCTATCGTCGGCGACTTTGCGAGAGCCTTTAAGTGGGGCTATGCTAAGGAACTTCCTTTGGAGGTCATTCCATATGGCGACCCTGATAACTCAGGCAGAGATCTGAAAGGTCACAATGAGGTGTATCTCAGAACAGAGGCTTATATCGGCTTTGCTATCCTTGACCCTAAGGCGTTTGCAGCCGTTCAGGCCGTTCAGGCAACAGAATGAGCAACGTTTATGCCACTATCGACGACATAGCAGTATACGGACGAAAGCTCACATCACAGGAGCAGCAGGCGGCAGATAGTCTTATCGAGACCGCCTGCGCAAAGCTCCGTGTTATAGGCAAGCGTTACGGCGTTGATGTCAATACCCTTGTGACAAGTGATGAAGACTATGCGTTGACAGTAAAGGCGATAATCTCAAAGGCTGTTGTGAGAAGTCTTGACTGTTCGGCTGATAATGCACCACCTGCTGTGCAGGCATCTCAGGCAGCTATGGGCTATTCGGTGTCAATGACTTATCTCAATTCAGGACAATCTTTATATTTTCTCAAAAACGAGTTGAAAGAGCTTGGTATCATTCGTCAGAGGTGGGGAGCTATGGAGGTATATGACTATGAGAACAATGATAAAGGGAATTTCGGTGAAGCTTAAAGTGCAGACGCAGACAGGCGTTGACGGCTTTGGCAGACCAACTTATGAGGATAGCTGGGAGCTTGTTGACAATGTTCTTGTAGGCGAGCCGTCGTCTGATGATGTTATAAGCGAGCTTAACTTATCGGGCAAGCGAATAGCTTACACCCTTGCAATTCCAAAAGGAGATACACACGTTTGGGAAAACACAGAGGTCGAGTTCTTCGGCAGGAAATTTTGCACCATAGGTTTCCCTACTGAGGGCATTGAAGAAAACCTGCCCCTCAGCTGGAACAAGAAAGTCAAGGTGGAACTGTATGGGTAAAGTGAAGATAGTTCTTGACCGCAAGGCAGTAAGGCAAATGCTGCGTTCAAAAGAGGCTGAGAACATATGCCGTGAGTTTGCCGACAAAGCGGCACAGCGGCTGGGTGACGGCTACGAGGTGTCCACCTATTCAGGTAAAAAGCGTGTGAACGCAAGCATAAAGGCTGTGACCTACAAGGCGAGAAAGGAAACAAAGCAAGACAATGCCATATTAAAGGCGGTGCTGAGAAAATGATAGAAGAAGTTATACTGGACTATCTGAGCAAGAGCCTTGACGTTCCTGTGTTTATGGAAGAGCCTGCAAAGCCGCCGCAGAAGTATATCATCATCGACAAGCTTGGCTCGTCTGAGAAAAACAGACTATCTTCGGCGACCCTCGCCGTGCAGTCATACGGCGGCAGCCTTTACGAGGCGGCAAGGCTCAATCACACCGTCAAGGCAGCTATGCGTGACACTGTGATACTTGATGATGTCATATCCTGCAAGCTGAACAGCGACTACAACTACACCGATGAGGAAACAAAACGATACCGCTATCAAGCAGTATTCGACATACGATATTATGAAAAGGAGAGATAACAATGTCAAACACCAACAATGCAAACAACGTTACCGCAGGCAAGCCTAAGATAGGCGGTGCGGTATATCGTGCACCTAAAGGCACAACGCTGCCGACAGACGCAACATCGGCTCTTGCAGCGGAGTTCAAGTGCCTTGGCTATTGCTCAGAGGACGGACTTTCAAACGGCAATGACCGCTCAAACAGCAACGTAGCAGCCTGGGGCGGAGATGTAGTGCTCAATATGACCAACGCAGGCAGTGACACATTCACGCTGACGCTCATCGAAACGCTCAACGAGGAAGTGCTCAAAACTGTCTACGGCTCTGATAACGTCACAACTGCACTTGAGGGCAAGGACATAACAGTTGCCGTGAACGGCGGCTCTGACGAGGAGAGCGTGTATGTTTTCGAGCTTATCCTCAAGGACGGAGCTTTAAAGCGTATCGTAGTCCCTTGTGCCTCTGTAACGGCTCTGGGCGAGATCAAGTATATAGACACTGACGCAGTGGGCTATAACATCACGCTGACAGCCGTCAACGACAGCAAGGGCAACTCACACTATGAGTACATTCACCTGAAATCTGAGTAACAGGAGGAAGATCATATGCTTAAAGGTATCACAAAAAGCGGTTTTGACTATGAGATAGAGGATAAGGCTCTTGACAACTGGGAGCTGCTTGAATCACTTGTGGCGATAGATGAGGGCGACACTGCCGCTGTCATCAAGGTGGCAAGACAGCTCCTTTCCAAGGCACAGCTCGACAGCCTCAAAGAGCATTGCAGAGATATAGACACAGGAATAGTGTCAAGAAACAAGATGCTTGCAGAGATCGCCGATATACTGAAAGGCGAAGGCTCAGAGGGCGACAAAACAAAAAACGCCTGAGGGCTGTCTGCGGACTTGCCCATATGATATGCCGTGATGAGATGTCGCTTGCCTGCGATCTCGCAGAGGCCTATCACATATACGACTACAAAACGCTGCCGCTTTCCTCAGTGGCGGCGTTTTTTATGGGTCTGCGTCCCGACAGCCGATGCAAGATGCTGCTCTCGGGGGATAAGGTCACTCTTGACACGCTCCTTGCTGCAATGATATATGACAAGCTTGCGTGGCTGCAATGGGCTAAAACGAAAGACGGCGCAAGAGGTGTGAACATACCCGAAACTGTTGTTTCAAAGCTTTTAGGCGACAGTGAGAGCAAGATACGAGGATTTACAAGTATCGAAGAATTTGAAAAAGCAAGGCAAGAACTGATAGGAGGTGAAACGTAATGGCGGAAGGAACTAAGCTTGCGGACGCATATGTGCAGATAATACCTATCTCAGAGGGCATAACAGGCAGAATAAAAGACCTGTTCAAAGACCTGCCCGACGAGGGCGACAGCGCAGGCGAGAAAACAGGCGAAAGCTTTGCAACGAAACTCAAAAAGGCTATAGCGGCGGCAGGTGTGGGAGCGGCTATAAGCAAGGTAGTCACCTCTGCATTCACTGAGGGTGCGGCTCTTGAGCAGTCGCTTGGCGGTGTTGAAACGCTATTTAAAAAGCACGCTGATATTGTCAAGAAGAACGCACAAGATGCCTACAAGACCGCAGGAGTAAGTGCAAACGAGTATATGGAGAACGTCACGAGCTTTTCAGCGTCGTTGCTTTCATCTCTTGGCGGTGACACTCAAAAGGCGGCTGAGGTCGCTCACACTGCTATGGTGGATATGTCCGACAACGCCAACAAATTCGGCTCGGATATGCAGTCTATACAAAACGCTTATCAAGGTTTCGCAAAGCAGAACTACACAATGCTCGATAACCTCAAGCTTGGCTACGGTGGAACAAAGTCTGAAATGGAACGGCTCTTGCAGGACGCTCAGAAGCTCAGCGGAGTTGAATACAACATTGATAATCTGAGTGACGTATACAACGCTATCCACACAATTCAGCAAAACCTTGATATCACAGGCACAACAGCCAAAGAGGCAAGCACCACCTTTTCAGGCTCGTTTGCAAGTATGAAAGCTGCCGCCAAGAACTTTCTTGGTGTGCTTACATCAGGTGGTGATGCTGACAAGGCTTTCAATGACCTGATAGGTTCGACAGAAACATTTTTCGATAACGTAAAGCGACTTGCAAGGAGCTTTGTATCTCAAACAGCAAAGGTATTTGATTCAGCAGTTGGTCAGCTTTTTGAGAAGATGGGCGTTGACGCAGAAAATATAGAGGGCGTTATAGAGGGTGTTCACAACGCCCTTAAATCCATAACAGCGGCAATTGTGACATTCATTGCGGTGTCAAAGGTGTCTGCGGTCACAAAGTCCTTTGAGGGGCTTACTCTGCAAATGATACAAGGCAAGGCTATGGCAACGGCCATGAATGCCGAAATGGCTATAACTCAAAATCTTGCGGCAGGTATCGCTGCAGGAGTTGCACTTATAGGCAGTGCAATCATAAATCATTTTGCCAATGAGATAGACGTCACAGAAAGCAGTATAGTGAATTTGTCCGAGAGCGTCAAACAGTTTTCGGACAAATGTCTTTCCACCAAAAGTGCCGTTGAAAGTCTTCACGAGGAGCTTGCCGACAGCACAGACAGCAATAAAAAGCAAGCCGACTCCTATCGTGTGCTCAATGACAGGCTCAAAGAGCTGAATGAAACTGAAAATAAAAGTGCTGATGAAAAAGCCGAAATGCAATCCATTATAGATCAGCTCAACGGCGATATAGAGGGCCTTAATCTGACCATAGATGATCAGACAGGCGGCTTGAAAAACAACACAGCCGCAGTAAGCGATATGCTTGACGCTTATGCGGATATGCAGGATACAAAGGACTTGCAGGATAAGCTTGCGGAGGCTCTGAGAAACCAAGCGGCGGCTCAGAGCGAGTATGACGAGGCTTTGGAAAGGTACAAACAGGCTAAGGCTGACGGCTTGACAGGTGATGATTTTGACGCACTTGCACTGTCCCTCAACACCGCTCACGGTGCACTTACAACAGCAAACAATGACCTTTCCTCTGTAAGACAGTCCATAGAGGAAGCAAACATCGCTCAGAAAGAATTTGCCGACGCTTATGCTCTTACAACAGGCTCGATAGCAGAACTCTCGGAAGAAACGCTGTCGCAGATAAATGACATCTGCGGCAAGTATGCAGACGCATACAAAACCCAGCACGATCTTGTGTTCGGACAGGTAGATCTTCTTGACGAGTTCTGTGGAAAGTCAGATGTGGCCGCCGAACAGCTTATCGCAAATCTTGACGATAACATAAACGGCTTTACCGATTGGGAGAACAATCTCGCCAAGCTGAAAAAAAAGGTCGCAGACGGCATTATCTCACAGGACTTTTACAACAATCTTGAAGAAATGGGTCCAAAGGGCGCAGGCTACGCAAAGGCGTTTGTTGATATGTCAGATAAGGAACTCAAGAAATACTCTGCCAAGAGCAAGGGCATATTTGATGAAATGAATGACTACGTTGACAGAAGCATGAGCAAGATGAAAGACTCTTCCGCAAAGCTTCTTGCAGAACTTGTTGACCTGCCGTCACAGAACTATTACAGTATGCGAGCTGCTTATGAGGTTTTAGGACAGTACGCCGCAGACGGCTATGCAGACGGCATACAGAGCAGAATGTCATTTGTAAGTGCCACAGTAAATGAAATGGTCATAAGGGGCATAAACGCCGCAAGACTTGCACAGGATTCACACTCGCCTTCAAGAGTTTTCCGCACGCTGGGCGGATATGTGGGCGAGGGATATGCTCTTGGTGTGGCTGATGAAACGTATCTTGCAGTGCAGGCTTCTGAAAACATGGTCAGATCTGCTATACAAAGTGCCAGCAGTGTTGACAGCAGGATAGATGTATCTTCACTGAGAGAGCAGACAGCTACACAAACTGTGCCTGATACGTCAAACATGGGTATGCGGTCGGCTATACTCAACGCCCTTGCAGAGTATGCCTCTGTTGACGGCAAAAGCGCCAAACAGCCTATCAATGTAACTGTGGAGATAGACAAGCGAGCTGTTGGCAAGGCTGTGGTAGAAGATATAAACTCGCTGACAAAGCTTAATGGCAAGTCACCGCTTGTATAGGAGGTAATGCAATGGAATATCTTAAATTTGGTGATACTGAAATAGCTGTGCCGACAACGTTCACAATAGATAAGAAAAAAATAATGTCCGATAATGCAGGGCTTTCCTCTACCTGCAAATATGTGGGTGACGTAAAGGGCTTGCAGACCACGCTTCACATAGAGTGGGCAAATCTTAAACCGCAGGAAGTAGCAATTATAAACGAGTATGTTCTGAATGTGCAGGACGCTGATTTTCCTGTTACCTACCTTGATGAAACGTTCAACATGGTCACGGTACGTTTTAGGGCAGAGGGTACAACATACGAGCAGTGGGGTTGGGATAAGAAAAGACAGCTTTGCAAGGTGCTTTCCCTTGACCTTTATGCCTATTCCGGTACAGGTGAGGTGACATAAATGTACACAGTAAGCGACATTGTATCATCAAAGATAGAGAGCTATTGCAGAACGTGGAGAATGGAGCTTGAAGACACAAACAGCATACTTACAGGCGACAAGATAGTATCTGCAAGCAGTACAGCTCAAAGCACGTCCTTGTCTGATGACATCGAGCTGGGCGCCGTGTGTTCGCAATCGTGGAACATGACCATAAGTGACACTGAAACAGCGTTTCTTGGCGAAGAGTATGACACATATCTGTATCTCGTAGACTACGAAACTAGCGGCATACTTTCAGACGAAAAGATACCAATGGGGCGTTTCACCTGCGTAAAATCAAAGAAATCGGGCGGCAGTGTTCAGCTGACAATGGCGGACAGGCTGTACTTCTCGGACAAGCCATATGTACCGCATATCCCTATGCCAAACTGGAATAAAGCCGTCGAAGACGACATTTGCAGACAATTAGGATTGCAGAACGGCAATGACTACACAGAGGTGCGACTACTGCGTGACAAGAACGGCAGAAGGTTGATAGATAAGAACGGCAAGGTGCTGTACTCAAAGTATTTCTATTTCAAGGTCGGCTCCGTGCCAAAAGACGTGACCATGCGCCAAATGTTGTCCTATCTAGCTTCTGCGCAGGGGCAGTTCGGGTATGTTGACCGATATGGAAAATACGTCCGAAAGTGGTATGGCAAGAGCGTGAAAACGTTGGACAACAATACCATTGATTTGCCTACGCTGTCGGAAAGGCAGAACGTGATAGTCGGTATAGTCTGCAAAGTAAATGACGATACTACGCTGTCACTTGGCGTGACGGACACAACACAGGGTAGAGTTTTGGAGTTTGAAAATCCATACATGACAGAGTCACTTTTGCAATCTCTGTGGCGCAGGATAGGAGGTTTTTCGTGGTACACCACTGAGCTATACCACAGACTTGGTGATCCACGTTTCGACATATGTGACGTGGTGACCTACACCAACGGCGCAGACAGCTATGACATACCGATAACAAATCTTGGTTTTAACTTTGACGGCGGACTTTCAGCAGACATTTCTGCGGTAGGCCTGAGTGTTGAAGAACAGCTTTAAGGGGGGCGAGATAATGGCTGATGATTTGACATTGACACAAGACATCACAGAAAATGACTATCCTATGCAACACGCAGGTGAGGAAATCGATGAAATACTGAGCCGAGCCGGCAAGATACACTATGGCACTGTGGAATACAAGATGACGGGAACAAATGCGCTGATGCGGATACCGCTTGGACTGACCTTTGCACCTAAGCAGGTCATAGCAATGCTACGGCAGACAGCCGCACCAACACCACACAAGACGTTCTGCACTCATGTGAATGGGTCGGGAAAGTCGTACTATCTGAACGTCTGCATGGGATCTAATAACGGGCCAACATTGGAAACCGTTCCAACAGGAACATACTATGTTGACTACATTGCAATAGAGTAAAGAGGGGTGATTAAATGACGATAACATTAAATGCAGATTATGACGTAACACTGAACACTGCATTGCTGGGCTATGTCGGTGAAACTAATGCCCGTCCTGTGTCGGTCGAAGGGCTGACAGTAGACGGCGCAGACCGCTATGTGTTAACGATAGACTACGGCGACGGCACTGCCTATGAGGTCGATATCACAGGCGGACAGTGGACGCCAACCGCAGATATACTGCGTTCAGCGCAGACAGTTTCGTGTCAGATATGTGCAAAGAAACTGTCAGGCGATGAGTATATTTTAGTTAAAAAATCACGAATTTTTCGACTGCGAATAGGTGCGGCTATCGGTGATACAGCTATCCCATCACCAAGTGTGGCAGCTGACGCACTAGACCGCATAGACGCTATAGGCAGGCAGGCGCACGCAGATATGCAGACAGCCGTCACCACTGCAGAAACGGCGACTACAGCGGCAGAGAACGCAAAAAAATCTGCCACAGCCGCAGGATTGTCAGCAGACACGGCAACGCAGGCGGCTGAACGTGCTGAAACAGCACAGGCATCTGCAGAAACGTCCGCTGCGCAGGCTGAAACGGCTAGACAGGGCGCAGAAACTGCCGCACAGACAGCTCTGGAAAATGCAGACTCCGTTAATCAGCTAAAGGAAGATTTAACTGATTTAAAAACCAACCAGCCTAATTTGTTTTGGAAGACCGGATCTAATTTGCTGGATGAAACACTCCTTGTGGACGGTTCAAGACTTGGGAGTGATGGTAATATCATGAACGACTTCCCAGCTGGATGTGCTACAGTAAATTATATTGATATTTCTTCTCTTGCAGAAAAATATGTAAGTGCATATACTATTGTGAATGGAAAAGCAATGAGGTGTTTCTACAGAATTTCGTTTTATGCGTCTGAATCTAATAGTGGACATCTTAAAACATATTCGGCAGCTGGTGTTGCCGATATGTCACAATCGGTTGTAGAAATTCCCAAAGGTGCAAAATTCATTAGAGTATCTTACAACTATACATCATCTACAGGCGGTAAATTCATGTTGATAAGTGGCGAATCAGACATGAAACCTATCCCTTACGAAAAATATCATTTAAA